ACGTAACACCGCTATTTGCGCAACACGGTTCATTAACACTAACCCAAATACGCAATTTAGCTATGCAATGCGAGGATCCAGATTTCAAATTGGATAATTTGATTTTCAACTGGTATGATTTCGCCCGCGCCATCGAACGCGCCCACGGAATTGGCAATGACTGATATCTTCATCGCCATTTTGTTTGGCATCATCACTGGCTACTGCGCGCGTCCACGTGACAAGGATTACGTGGAGCAACAGCGTATTTATGACGAGCGCGTTAAAGAGCTCGAGTCCAAAATACAATATTACAAAGAGCTGTGTAAATGGCATGTAGAGCAAAAGCAAAATGCCAAAGATACAAAGTAAAAAACAGCAAAGGGCAATGGATGAATATCTGTCAAAGAAATTCGCAGAGCTAGCAAGAGGACAAGAACTCATCCCCGTTGTGCTTGACCGCGCAACATGGGAAGGGATTATCTATTCAATTAACTTAGCATTAAAACTAAAACACAAGGAAGAAAAACACATGGCAACCAAAAAAGAAACCGTCAAGGTCCCTGCAATTAAAGAGAAGTCTGGCAAAGTAATTCCAGCGCCATCGATTGCCTACTCGCACGAAGAGATTGAAAAGAAGGCAGGCCGTAAAAAGAAAGAAGACAAACGTGGATTCTTGTTATCTACTGGCGAGTTTGCTGGTCGAAAGAAAGCTGCCAAAGTAGCTGAGTCTGCTGGCGAGGTGCCAAAGAAAGTTGGTAAGAAGCTGCATTCGCATGACCTGCGAGAAGCTAAAGGCGTCAAGAAAGCCAAGGAACCAAAATGACCAAGAAAAAAACTGTAGAGTTTGATGAAGGCTGGGCCGATGAACTTGGTTTGTCAGACGAAGAAGTTGAAGCATTGATGGAAGGCATTCGTCAGATAGTTGAGAACGAAGAAATTGTTGAGAAAAACCCAACGAGGCACTAATGAAGTACAATTACTACAAACTAGACACTGGATTCTTTCCACAAGTTATCAAGCTGTGTTTTGATGACAAGGTATTCCAGCAAATTTTAAAGGACCACAAGATCGGGCTCAAGGCCAACGCGCTAGAGATCGGTATTGCAGAGACGCACATGGTCGGCGATGGCATGAATGCAATTATTGTGATGGTATTTGATATTAGCTTGGTAGATGACAACGATCTGTCTGAGCTAGTTGATACCATCTCGCACGAAGTAAGCCACGCTATCGATCACCTTGCTGAACACATTGGCGAAGATGATGGTTTTGTTGGTGAGACACGCGCTTACCTAACCGGCCATTTAGTTAATCAAATTTTTAAAATTTGCATGCACGAAAAGGGTAAAAATGTTAGAAAAGCAAATAGAAAAATACCTCCAAAAGCGAATAAAAGAGTTGAACGGGTTGACATTCAAGTGGATCAGCACAGTAACCGGAGTACCGGATCGCATAGTGTTTTTAAACCAGAAGATCTTCTTGATAGAGCTAAAAACACAAACGGGTTCACTATCACCACGCCAGACACTAGTGTTTGATGAGATTGGTGAGCAGGGCTTCCCTGTACACATTTTAAGATCAACAGAGGACGTAGATGATTTCATCAGAAGCCAAGGAACGTTATAAGATTTCTAAAAAGAAATACGACAGTTCTAAAAGAGGTCACGTTATGCGCTATCTTACAAAAGCAAGAGACAGAGCAAAACAAAAAGGTTTGCCAATTAATTTAGATCTAGAGCATTTATTATCAATTGCTACAGATGAATGTCCGGTGTTTGGTGTAAAATTTGTATGGGGCAGGAATCAAGGACAATCACACAGATATACCCCGTCGCTAGACAGAGTAGTACCTGAATTGGGATACATTAAAGGTAACGTGGTTTTTATATCTTACTGGGCGAACACAATTAAACAAGACGCCACAGAAAAAGAATTGTATGCTGTAGCCGATTGGTTACATGATAAAAGGAAAGAAGTTTTAAATGCTCAAGCGCAATCAGTTGCATCAGTACCAGAAGGAAATCATATCCAAAGCGCAATCAGTGCCGAACCTGGGCCTATTTCTACCACCGGGACTTGGGAAAACGGCAACAACAATGACAATAATAGTGGAACAATTCGAGGGAACGACACTGATCATAGCCCCAAAACGAGTAGCTGAAACAGTATGGATAGAGGAAGCTAAAAAATGGGAACACCTGAAACACATAAAGATCAACAAAGTAATGGGGACTCCTGCCCAGAGATTGGCTGCACTCAAGAGCAGTGGGAACATTTATGTAGTGAACTTAGAGAACTTAGTATGGCTGTTGGAGAATTTAGAGAAGCCATTCGACAATCTGATCATCGACGAATCGAGTCGCTTCAAAGACCCATCGACCAAACGTTTCAAAGCTCTGAAGAAGCATTTAAAAAACTTCAAGCGTCGTATTATCCTTACTGGTACGCCTACACCACAGGGAATAGCGGACCTATGGGCACAGGTTGGCATCTTGGATTTGGGCCAACGTCTGGAGACAAGCCTAACAAAGTTTAGAGATAAGTACATGGAGCCAGACCAAGTAAATCGTCACACTCGCGTTGTATATAGTTGGAAACCTAAACTTGGCGCTAACTTGCAAATACAAGAAAAGGTAATAGATATTTGTTACTCGCTCAAAGCTGAGGATTATCTTGAACTACCACCGCTAACTAATTTACACCATAAAATTGAAATAGATAAAAACGTAAAGGCCAAATATGATCAACTTAGAAAAGACATGGTCGCTGAGATCGGTAAAGGGCAAATCACAGCTCCGACAGCAGCGGCGCTGGCGGGCAAGTTACTCCAATTCACCAGCGGCGCAATTTATGCAGAAGATGGAGAAGCGCAGGAAGTACACCGCGCTAAATTGGAACGTCTTGAGTCGATCATGGAAGAGTCTTCCTCGCCAACGTTGGTGTTCTACCACTTCAAGCATAGCCTCCAGCGATTACGTCTTCAATTCCCGCAGGCTGTGGTGCTGGACGATGACAACATTGCAGCGTGGCGTCGCGGCGAGATTCGTATGCTCCTTGCCCATCCCCAATCTGGGGGAATCGGCCTCAATCTACAGTGCAACGTTGGTGACACTGCACAAACGGTGTGGTTCGACCTCCCATGGTCTTCGGAAAACTACATCCAAGCCAACGCACGTATTTACCGCCAAGGGCAAGAAAAGCCGGTTATTATACACCATCTAGTTTTGTCTAATAGCATCGACGAGCACGTCGTCAAAGTTTTAGAGGGCAAAATAAATTTGCAAGATGCCCTGCTAAATGCCCTAAATTTTGCATTAGTATAGCCATGAGAACAAAAACCAAACACAAAGTTAACGCTGTAGCGCCACGCCTTTCTGATGAAGATCCAGATCCAATTGAGCAAGACGATGCCGACGGTGCGTCTAATCAAATTATTGAAGGTTGGCTCCCCTGGGACCAAGAAGATATAGAAGACATTAGATATTTAATAGATCACCGCATGCCAATAAAACAAAGATTTGTATTGACTTGTTTTTTGGATGGTTTGTCTTATACAGAAGTTGGCGTGTCAGAAAAACACTGGCGCTATCACTTTGCAAAAGGTGTAGAATTTATAAAAAAGGAATTAGGACTATGAGTCATTTTGTTATTGAACGCAATTACAAAGGCTATCCAATTATTGAAACACTTACTGGTGTCGAAGATATTGATACAAGTCAATACCCCGACATAACAACATTGTGGGTTTGCGAAACAACAGAAGAAGTAAACGCAGTAGAAAACGAATTAAGGAGAAAGCATGCGCGACGTAGTCAACAACCCTAAACACTATACTAGCCATCCGTCCGGGATCGATTGCATTCAGATCACCGAACATATGGGCTTTAATCTCGGCAATGCTATTAAATACATATGGCGCGCTGACCTTAAAGATGATGCACTTGAAGACTTGCGCAAGGCAGAGTGGTACATTCGTAGAGAAATTGAAAAGCGTTCACCATCAATAGCAAACAAAATTAAAGAGGAGTGTGGCAGATGAAAAAATATACAGCATGGGATATGGAAGATGCCATTTATAAAGTATGGCAAACATCTGATGATCTTGAATCATTTTATAAGTATCATGGTGATGCACAAAAACCAATGACTGAAGACGAAGTAGCAAACACTTTACTTGGTATTAAGATGCTGCATGAAATGCGTTGCTGGCAGTTGATGGATATGCACGCTAGGGTATTTGAATTAAATCAGTATTGCACTGACCCAGTAAAGTTAGCAGCAAGAGAAAAAATATTAGCACCACTTAAAAAGAAAGGCGACAAAAAATGAGCGACAACCAAACTCAAAACGTATTAGACGACATGAACATTACACTTAACTTTCCGGTTAAGGCTGTAAACATTTTGTTAAACCTGTTGAACTTGCCACAGCAAGCGCCAACAACCCTGCTTAGTGAATTTATCAATGCTATTCAACTGCAAGCTAACCCACAGATTCAAGAAGCACAAGCTGGTTTAGAAGCAGCATTAGCAGCATCAGCTAACGCAACGGCTACTACGGAGGCAACCGGTGGATAACTTCATCCGTCAATTTTTAAGGCATCGTAAGTTCAGCACTAAGATTGCCGACAACATCGACGAAAAAACCAAAAAGACAACCGCAGAGCAGGAGATGGAGCATCGTCTTCTGGCTGAGGCAATGACTAAGGGCATTGTCAATGAGATGATGCCTATGTTTAGAAAGATGATGGAGAACGAGCAAAAGGCTCGGGAAGCTGGACTACCGTCAAAACCCAAAAAAACCATCATCCTGCCAGACTAGGGCGGATTGAGTTCTTTATTTGCATTAGTAGATATAGGACTCGTCGGGAGACGCTCCTGCGGGCGTAAAGAAGCC